GTGAGATCGTTGTCATACGTCCGAATGGGCAATACGTGTTGTATAACTGCGACCCTAGCTTGGCTAACTTACAATCATTGGTTGGTGGCTATATCGAAGTCATCCCCGGCTTTACGAAGTTTAGTCGTATGGAGTGCACTGTGCTCGCCAATGAAGAAGGTAAGCTAAAGAACTTGCCTTACAACAATCGTGCTACGCTAGAGTGGGGCAAATGCACTGGTCAAGGGGGCGCGGATCACTTAGTTGGTGATGTCGTAATACTCAGTGGCAACGCTCGTAAGCGGTTCCTCAAGGACTAGATATGGTATGCCTTTGGGGACTGGATACCATTAGTAGCGTTTGACATAGGACCATTTGTGTGCTATAAAGAATTATACACGAGAAGGGAACAATAGAATGACAGATCCAGTTACTTTTTCTGATGCATTTCTCGCAACATGTGTTGACGAATACTGTAAGCGTGCATTCGCTGAAGTTCGTCGTTACGAGGACTTAAATAAGCAGACGGTGTATCTGCATATCGATGCATTGCAGTACAATCACGAAGCTGACATCACCATCAAGCACAAGGTTCAGGTTGGTGACTCGTACGACAACAATGGCGTTCATGCACAGGTGTTGAGTGATAATTGCATTCGTGGTGCTCATCTGTGCGTCATGCGGTTGGTTACTGATCTACAGTCGCCTCCTAAGACTTTTCCTGCGCTACTGATTGAACATCAGGCAGAGCCAACACCTGTTACCGAACAAGACAACACTTTCATGCAAGAGGATATTGTCGATGGTGAGTGCGCTGAACTCGATAAGACAGAGGATCAGGGAACAGAACAAGTATCGTCCTTCGATGACGGCCCAACGGGGGCTAATTGAGGGAACGAAGCAAACAGTTAAGCTCCCTGGAGACTTAGTGATTGACGGAGATAAGGTGAGGATCATTTGACATAAGCACTAGAATGTGCTATTATTAAGAATAATCAGAGTTCTGCCCGCGTGCTCCTACACATGCAGGCGCAGAAGGCCCCACATCGTTGATAACCACCCTCCCTTCGGCGGTGTGGGGCCACTTGATTATACAACACGTGTTGTCACTAGAAAGGAACAGCAGAAATGCAGATCATCCATCTGAAAGCTGCAATCCAGAAGCAGTTATCCAACATCGGTAAAAAGAATGGCTCGGCGCCGCCACTGAGTGATAGTAATTCATTCAGGGCAGCGTACGAGCTTTTTGTTGCGTCTGAGCTACGCGCAGCAGCCAACAAACGCTATGATGTGGCTAAAGTTCTCGCAACAGATGTTGGCATTATCGATGACGAGAAACTTGTGGAGGGTGCAGAGATCGCTGTGCATTCCAATGAGTATTTCGATGTCACGATGAAGCAGAGTGCCTCGTCAACTAGCATTGATAGGATCAAGTTGAAGTCAGTCATCATGGTTGAGTTTAACTTGGACGACAAGACAGCCGAAGCTGTTATCGCCAAAGCATCCAAGCCACGTAAGGGTGCTGTTACTATTGGCTTTGCATTGAAAGGCTAAACAGATGCCGAAGATCACCGAAGAACACATTGGTCGTAGGGCTTTGTACACTGGCAGGAGTGGAAACTCTTTAGCAGGTACTATAACAGGTGTTACAGGTGTATCTTCGGCAGCTTTTGTGGATCTGAAACTAGACGACAGTAAGAGGGAACACTTCTACGTGCCAGAAGATGCTGTCGTTCTAGTTCCAGATGAACTAGCACCACTGTTGGGGGATGGTGATGGTTCATAAAGTAGGCGTTGGCGCGCGGGCTGTTCCCCTGCGTGGCGGGTCTGTGGGTAGCGTACCGTTTTAGCGCCAACTGCGCTATCCAACACGTGTTAGGAGAACTGATGTGCCTGAAAGCAATGTAGTCCCCCTAAAGGTTACTCCTAAGACATTACGTAGGATATACAAGACACATAAGTACGTAGTCACGTACATACCTAAGACAAAGAAGTGGAAGTGGACAGTCTCCGTCGTACGAGAAATGGTATACTCCGACGAAGCAGACACTCAGCTTAAGGCATTCAGAGCCGCCGAGCGGTTCATCGACAAGAATTGTAGGTGAACTATGGCTACAGTCCTTCCACAAGATACTCCCATAAGACGCGCGTCTATCGCTGATATGAGTATAGACCAAGTACTTGCGCTTGTAGAACAGATGCAAGAACGCAGAATGAGGCAACACACGTTGTATGAAGCTGCGATGGCTGCGAAGGCTAAGATCAAAGAGGCTAAGGATAGGGAGCGGTTTGATCACTTGTTGAAGATGATTGAGAAGAAACTCCCCACCATTGACAAGAGCTTAGAGACAGTGAGTAAGTACCTTAATGAGCTTAAGGTACTAGAGCTAGTGTTAGGAGGATGATATGCCAAGCATTCGTGAACGTGATTGGACTGATGAAGAGTTAGCCGAAGTCACTGTAGTGGTGATGGAGTGGTTCGAGAATAAGGGAAGAGACGCTGCAAGACTAGTGCAAGCAGTTGATGACTTCAATGCCGACAACTTCGCTGAAGGTATCTCTTGGCTTCAAGACATTGCAGACGGGAAGGAAATACTATGAGCAGACAAAAGGTATTCCCCCAACGACTAGGCTCGCGTGATGCAACAGGTGTTATGCGTGGGCGTGATGTACGCTCAATGCTACAAGGTAAACTCGATCCACCTGTGTTAGCAGTACTTGAGCAGTTAGCAGAGATAAACCACGGTAACGTACTCCACATAGCATCGATGGCGCAGATGTTAGATAAGATGACGGACATCATCCAAGGCTTCACCGATGTAGCAGCTAACATGAAAGAGCGCACTGATCAGATGGCGCGTTCGATGGCTGATGAAGTGGAGCCAAAGAATGAAACCGAACATTGAGAGGGTTGAGGTAAGTCTTACGACTGACTTCACACTACCTGCTTATGACAACACACGTTTGGTCGCAATTAATACGTGTCCCACCTGGGGTATCGTTAGATACGGTATGCACAAAACAATGTCGCTACCAGCGTCCCAAGGTGGTACTAGACAGATGGCTCTTGAGTGTGGGAGTGCGGCACATGACTTCTTCGCAGCGGTGCGCTTGTGGCAACTACGTACTTACCAAGGAGAACCCGCTCTTGCGGATTTTCATGGTGAAAGACTATTTGGAGTGGCACGATACGAACAAATGTTGGGAAGTGTCATCCCTAGCGAAGATCCTCGTATCCAATCCCTACAATTCTGCCTCACTGCATTGGAAACGACTGGATACTTCGACGACCCAAGAGACAAGCGACGAACTTATACTAACTTAGAGGAGGCTTGCATTGCCTATATCGATAGATGGGACTGGAATAGGATGCCAGTGTGGATCAGGAATGCAAATGATCCTCAATCCGATGTTGGGATCGAGTTACCCTTTGACGTTACGCTGTCCTTCGTGCTTACAAACGGAACAGTACTCAAGTATAGATTTATCGGCAAAGCAGATGGACTACATCAACGCAATAATGAACTATACCTACATGAAAACAAGACAGCTAGTAGACTTGACGAAGCATGGCAACAGTCGTTCCTCTTATCATCGCAAATCACAGGATATTGTCTCGCCCTCGGAGTCTGGGCAGGAGAAGGAATTACCAAAGCAGAAATCTTCGGGATGTCTATACCACTTCCCAAGAACTATGACTTTGGGGGAATTGTTAGAGAAGTCGTCCCCCGATACACGCATCACTTCGAGCGATGGTTTGACTGGTTTCTTCATACCGTTCAGTTAGAACAAGAACACAAGGGTGATCCCATACATGCCCCCAAGTATACCCATTCGTGTAACAGATACTTTAGACCGTGCTCGCTCATTCCGTTCTGTGATGCAACAGACGAGGAACAACAACTCATCCTTGAAGAAATGTACGAGGATGAGTGGAACCCTCTCCATAAGGCACAAGGAGACGACTAATGGAGGTCACAGGGATTGAGTTCAAGTCACTTGCAGAGTCAGAACAAAGGTTCTCCTTGTTGTTATGGGGATTAGCAGGCTGTGGTAAAACAACCCTTGCGGCTTCGGCGCCAGGACGTAAGCTGCTTATTAACTTTGATCCTGATGGCCCTGTTAGTCTCGGTCCTCGCAGTGATATTGCGATGTTGGATCTTAGTGGAGAGCGATACGGTGTTGTAGACATCTTCAAGTTAGATGATGATCCCTTGTTGCCTTGGCATGATGGTAAGAAGTACCGCTTGAGCAAACTCATTGAAGAGTTAGGCATTGTCACTGTAATTGTGGATAGTGTTACTGCATTCACGGATCAGGCTGTGCAGAAGGGTATCAGTGTCACAAAGGGGGCCACTATAGAACGCCCCTCTCCCGGTGCGTACGGTGCGCGTAACGCTCTCACCTTGCGTATGATGAGTGGTATCTTGCGTCTCACTAAACGTATGAACATCAATGTGATATTCATAACTCATGAGGATGACAGCGGTGTTAGAGACAAAGAAGGAAACCTGCTTCATATCACCATGCTACTCGGTGGAAAACTTGGTGGCCAGGTTGGACTACAACTTAGCGAAGTTTGGTTTATGTCCGATGACGGTAAAGTACGAAAGATCGCTGTCCGTCCTGCACGCATGAGGAAGCCAATGAAAACGCGTATGTTCGATGCGCGTGACAAGGTAGAGTTT